GTTTCTAAGGGTCAGGCTTCTGACACCCAAGGTGGTTACTACTACCCTGGTGATCTCGCTGTTGGTTCTCTGACCTACAGCAACGCCGAACAAGCTAAGTTCGACGTTAAGGACGACCTGCTGCGCGTGGTGAAGAGCCTGCGTAAGCGTAACGTTCCTACCTATCAGGACGGTTTCTATCGCTGCGTTTGCGATCCCACCTTCCTGATGCACCTTCGTCAGAACAGCGATTTCCGCGAGGTCGCTCGTTATCCTGGCAACGGTCAGATCAACCCCCTCATGTCCGCAATGCAGCCCAACGCTGCGCTGTACATGGGTCAGGGCTTCGGTCAGGCCACCTTCGTGGCTGGTGAGCCCATCATGCCCACCGGCTTCGTGTTCGAGGGAGTGCGCTTCTTCGAATCCACCAACATGCCTTCTCAGAACCAGAGTGCCACCATTGGTGGTACCGCTGCTTCTTACGAGAGCGCTATTGGTATGTTCTTCGGTCCTCAGAGCGTGGGCGTCGGTATCGGCGGCAACAACGCTCAGGTGCTGCTGAACAACAATGACGACTTCAGCCGTTTCATCATGATGATTTGGAGCCTGTACGCAGGTTTCGAACTTCTGAACGCTGATTTCGCCACCATCGCGTACTCCTTTAACGCTTGAGGAGGTAACTAACGATGGCAATCAACTCTAACCAGCTCCAAGTTGCCAAGATTTATCCTGGTAACTACACCAATGTTCTTCGTTACTGGCACGAAGAAAAGTCCGTTGTTTTTAACAACGAGAACGGCACTTCCGAAACCCTGACCGGTCAGCCTATTGGCGGTCCTGTCGGCGTGGTGTTCCGTCCCGGTTGGATTGCCCAGCAGGCAATCGGTTACGTCGACCTGTCCTACCAGGCCCTCGGTACCAACAACCAGCTGGACTACTACACCCAGCCTTATGGTTCCGGTCTGAACGGCTCTAACCAAGCCTTCAGCAGCGCCAATGTGATCATCCCCTCCCCGGATTTCCACAAGGACATCCGTTCGGATATCACCGACGGTATCAAAGTGCCTGCTGGCGCTTATGTGTATCGTGCCTCCCTCCGTGTGGACGGCGGCGACGTGATCAGCAGCGGTGTGGGTGGCGGTTCCGCTACTCCTCAGCTGACCCTGGTTCCTGCAATGGATCAAGGTCTCCGCAGCGACGGCACCGTGGTGTCCGGTCAGTTCGGTGTGTCCGTGACTGGTGCCAGCAGCCGCATCGAGAACGGCAGCAATGCCTCGGTGAACATCATCAACTCCAGCAGCCTCTCCGCTCTGTCGGCTGAGACTACTTGGAAGCTGTTCGCTACTAAGAACCTCGGCGGTGTCGCTGCCTCTGGTCTGACTCTGGCCTCGGGCACTTTCGACCCCCGTGCCGGTGTGGGCAGCCTGAAAGGTAAGGACAAAGCACTCGCCGTGTGCGAAGTGTGCTGGATCGTGCCTGACTCTGCTCCCAAGCGCGACGACCTGGCTCTTCAGCCTGGCGGCGTGGTGGAGTCCAGTGTCTTCACTTCGACCGTTCCGGCCTGATAAATTTCAGGTTCGGGTGGAGACCCCTCCTTCGGGAGGGGTTTTTTATTGTCAGTATGTTCCAGACGAAAAAGCTTGTTTAATCAGGCGAATTTCATCTGGATTGAGCATCTGTTCTCGCTGTACTTTCTGAGCTAATTGACGGATAGCAGCGTCTTGCTGTTCGTTGTGTAAACCGATCTCTTTACCCTGCCCTAATCGATAAGCAAGCCGACGGAGTTGGGCGTCTGGATTTACGTTTTGAGCAGGAGATTTAACACCGAATGCTCCCAGTAACTGAGGGATTACGTCAGCACCTTGTGTCAAAATCCCGGCACCTACGTTCCCTCCGCCCACGACTGCTGCATTTAATAAACGCTGTGCCCTGCGTGGTTCGTTCGGATTAACCAGTTCGTATCCGACGTTAGCCGCATCCAGTAGTGTATTAAGTACGGGGATCGCCTGTCCTGCTAAACGAAATTTAGTGGGGTTGGGCATTTGGGGAACACGACTGGCTTTTTTCAGTCTATCTTGGGTAAACTATCTTAGATTATGGCTACATAATGACTGCCACTCAAATGAAGGAATACACCTACAAGCCAAGCGGTGTCAAAGTGGACATGCTGAGCACTCACGATGACGGTGAGTACCACATGGTAAGGTCTCAAACCACTGGGAAGGTTTTCTACGCTTACCGTGACCAATTAATTGAGTCTGTTAAAGAGCCTGAAGATGGCGCAAAACCCGTTAAGCAGCGCCGTGGTCGTCAGATTGTTCGCTCGGAAGTCCCGGCGTTGAACCGGATCAATCTGAACAACGCCACACCTCAGATGTTGACCCAGATTCTTAAGGGAGTTGGTTTAAAGACTGCAACCGAGATTTACGAACTCAAGCAGTCGCTTCCGGGTGAGCGCTTTACAAAATTGGATCAGCTTCGTTCGATTAAGCGTGTTGATTGGGATGAAGTTCTGGCTGATGACTCGATTTACGTCGAGTGAACTAGTTCTATCTAAATAACTTAAGTCCGGTAAGATTAGATATATGACGGGTTGATTTAAGGATGGCTCAGTTTACTCAACAGGAGCTTGAGCAACTACAAAGTTACCTAGCGCAGCAAGGTGTAGTATTTCAACCTGATACTACAGACGCTACTAAAAGACAGGTAATTTATGCGGCAGTTAATCAGCTAACACGTAACCCTGCTCAAGTTTTTGGTTATAGATTAGATGACTTTAACTTCAGTCGTGTAGCGTATCATTTAGGTTACAATATAGCTACTGTACCCGCTGGAGATTACGCTAGATTAATGGAAGCTTGTAATAGTATTCCTAGCGAGTACTATTATGATAAAATAATTCAAAGTGTAGAGAGATGCGAAGAAGCAGAACGTCTAACTGAGTTAGCCACAGGGCGTGCGACAAGTCGTCAAGAGACAATTTTAGGTGACGTTAGTCGCTCTATTAACATTCAAGATAAAAGGGAAACTGCGCGTATCTGGAAGGAAAATTATCTCTACGAGACTGAGAGGTTAGCGCAAATGCTTTACGTACCTAACTACCGAGACCCCGTGGCAGCTCGCTATCGCTTCGAACGTAGCGGCGGGGAGTTCATCCAGGCCATTCCTGGTCCTCCTGATGTGTCACGAGCTGATCGCCTGTTTTTCTACGCGAATTGGCGCTAACATACACATAAAGTAGAGCACTCTAATGGCTGGGTTGTTAGGAGACCTCGTACAACTAGGAGGTCAAGGCGCCAAAGTCACACAGGAGCAACTCGGCACTCTCGCTCCTGTTGTGAAGGCTTTCTTCCAGTCTTTTATGAAGTCTGGAACGCCTCCTGTAAGTCGGCCTGCCGTCGAAGCAACTCAGCTTCGTCTGCCTTTAGAGTCACGCCAACGGGGTCGCTTTGTTTCGCCCACCCGCGTAACTAATCCTGAAGACGTTACTCGGTCGCTTCAACCCCGAATGGTTGATCTTCCGAACGCTCCGTCCCGGATGCCCGCCGGTCAAATCAATATCCCCGGCACAACTATTCCCGGAGCCACGGTCACTCGTCGGACTAGTGCTTTAGCCCCCGGCGGTCCTCAAGCTCCCGTTCCCGCGTGGGTTCCTCAGTCCGAAGCGGCTCAGCAACTGCTTTCTACTGATCCTGGTACATATCGTTCGATTCTCTCTATTTCTAATAAGGCAAGTGATGCTTATGGCATCCCTGCTGCAGAAGTGTTTGACAATCTTGTAGGTCCGAAAGGAATCGATTATCTCCGCGCTTTGGAGTATGGCGAGCCTGGCGGTTTAATGCGCCAGGGTTCCGCAGGGATGGTTAAGGGCGGCTCTGGTGGAGGGGCTACTGGTGGTCTTGCTCGGATGAGTGATCAGGGTCCTGGCGCTATTACTCGTTCTCCAGGCGGCCAAGTAACCGAGCCCATCGTTGAGCGTGTTCGTATCGAAGACATTACCCGTGGCGGTGCGATGACACCTGCTCAGACCGAAGCTTTGACTTCTTTAGCTAGCCGCCCCCTTATGGGCAGCGATGCCGTAACGACAATGGGCGCCCGTAACGCTGTTGGCGGAACCCGGCAAGCTGACCTCTCCAACCTTTACAAAGCTGCCGCTGGTTTAGCCGGTGTGGGCGGTCTCGGGATTGCTCTCGATCAGTATGAACGCGGTCAGTCCGAGAAGCGTGCTGATCAGATTAAACAGCAGATGATCGATCTTGTAACGGAGGCACTCAGTCCTGAGTCTCCTATGGGTCCGACCACGGCTGACCCTGAGGTCGGTGCCAAGATTCCTGCCGTTACCGGCGGTAATCCTGCAGCTCAGATTCCCTCCCCTCTAGGAACTCCCAACCTTCCGAACACCGCTAACCCCCCGGCTCCGGAGTCATTCGAACCCGCAATGCGCGGTATGCCGCAACCCGGCATGATGGGCGCCGGTCAAGTAGTTATCCGCACTAATGACGGTGAATCTAACTACCGTCAGGCCGCCGCTAACGCTCAAGCTCAAGGTGCCGGTCGCTTAGGTTCCGGTGCTCGCGGGATGTACGCCGTAGAGCGAGCAGCTGCTACAAAGGCTGGTCAACCTGCTGCGACTATCGAAGCACTTAAAGGAATGGGTGCTCCTGGCTCTGTTGGTATTGAAACTGATATTGCCTTCGAGCAGTGGGCTAAGGCTAACCCAGTACTTGCTTATCGTTTGATGGAGCAACGCCGTACGATGCCCAGCCAGCAAATGCCCGTGGCAAAACAGACTGAAATTACATCTGAGGCGGGGACAAATGTGAATAAACTTATGGAAGGGTCGATGAAGATGGGGATGGAAGATCCCGCAGGTCAGTTCCAAGGAAGTGCCGATCTTCGTCAGTTTATGGCCCCTAGGTCTGCCGCTTACATCGGGCAGCCCCCCATTAACATGTACCGCTGAGTCCGATGGCAGACTTCAACCCTTTCGATTCCAGGGTCTTCTCTCCTGGTGCACCGCAGCTAGACCTAGGTATTGATTTTTCAGGTCAATTCCAGGGAGGTTTTCCTGACTATGGCCGCCAGGTAATGGCGCCTAGTCCTGTTAAACCCGGGCAATCCTTTGGTGAACTAGCCATGGGAATTGGCTCGATTGCTGAGGGTATCGGAAATGTAATCCGAGGCGTTAAAGGTATGGAACCCGCGCCTATGGGTATGGCTACACGTGCTTTATCCGACTATTTCAGTCAAAAACAAGACACCACATTGGAACGGATCTTGGATCGGCTGTTCTCTGAAACTCAAGCCAAGTTTGGGTCTAAAGAGCGAGAGCCTGCCACCGTGGATCCAACACGTAGCTAAACCCTCAATCGTACACAGTAATCTAGAGCGCACACATGGCCTCGACTAGTACCAACAAGCAACCTTGTCTTGTAGATCGTCCTTTTCTCAGGGGCGCACGTATTACCAGCGCAACTCCTGTCGCTGATCCTACTAATCCAAATCTCACCGATTTGGTTCAGCTTGTCCGCGTGGGCGATCTTCCTTCTGAAGACGCTGCGTTAGTCGAGGACATCGCGATCGTCTCTAACGAGGATTATCCCGATAACAGCGGTATGCGTACCGTTGATATTGGTTTTTACGTCTACATGCCTAACCAGGCAGCGCCTTCGACTTCTTCCGCCTTGATGGTCGGTCGGGTTGAGGTTGGTTTAAGTGGTTCGACCGTTGGTTATCCTCAAAGCGTTCAGCTTCTGGCTACCAACGCTCCCACCCCTCAGACTGGTAATACCGCTTTAGCCGCGCCTATTGAATTAGGTAAGTCTGAAGGTCTTTACCTGGAAAAAGGTTACATCCTCTGCGTCGGGTATCTCGGCCAAGGTAATGCCGCTATCTCTGGCGGGTTGAGTCCTTCCGGTATTACGGTGCTTGCGCAAGGCGGATTCTATTGATCCATGGCACGCCGACGCGGGTCAGATAGTTTTAACTTCAACTCGTTCAAGGCGAACGCGGGTTTAAACAAAGTACCGACAATTAAGGGTTCTGATAACCAGGGGGAGCTTCTGCGCCCCCTTCCTTTTGAGCGAAGATTCAGACCCGCTGTCGGAACAAAAGACTTCAGCGTACTTAGTGATTACGATTACGCCTCTCTATGGTCTCGTTGGAGGCGTGGCTATGAGATGTCGATGTACGCCCAAGAGGCGTACGGCGGATTGACGTACAGCTTTAAATATTTCGTATCGGGCACACCGGGGGTTGGTGTTTTCCTTCCGGGGCTGTGTTTCATGTACCCGACAACTCGGGCTGACATGAAGATGTGGATGGTCGGAGTCCGTCCACGCGATTCTTTCCGATTTATTGACTTCGATTACGCCGTTCAATCCGTAACAACGTATAACGAGACAACTTATGCTGTGCGACTAAGTAGTAACTTTGGCGCACCTATTTCCTTCTTTACTGGCGAAGTAGTCTCCAATCGATTTAACGCAGACGGGACTGATAAAAAGTTTGGGTTTAATAACTACACAGTTACCGCTGTGGGCATCAACGGTGTCCCTGCCCGCCCTTCTTACGCTCCTATTTTTAATACGTTATTTCTCTCGTTCTCAGCAGATAACAGTTGGTCTGTTGTTGACGAAAATACAATGACGATCCCCGCGTCAGGTCCTCCCGCTGTGGGCGAGTATCTAACAACAGAGATGCGCACTCAGTGTACGTGTCCGGATTTCTTAGGTAGGGAAGGTTTTGATCTTTATCAAGCTTCGATTAAACGTAAATACCCCTACACAGGCGTTCTGAACATGGCGCCTGGTTTTTATGACGCTGGTGTCGATCAAACTAATCGTATTTCTAATTCGTTAGATAATCCTGGTTTTGCAAGAGCATTTGGGTTTATATACACTAATGAGATTTATAACATACCTAGTTACACTCAGCCTGTTTATTCCGACCCTAACTTTTTCTACTACCAACCAAAGTGGTGTAAACACATCTACGCGGCGATGTGGGATCTACAGCGTAAGTACGGTCAGGAGAATATGACGGCACCGTGGCTGCCACAGCCTACGGACGAACCGATGAACGAGTACTACCGAGAGAAGTTTGATCGCGATCTTAAGAAGCAGTCTGATTTCCTTCGTCGAGAAAAAGACCTGCGGTGGTGGCAGCGCTACTCACCGACGAAAGACGATATGCCTACCCATATGACATATCCTGATATGTATAATATGATGTCTAAGACATTAAATTACGGGGATTTAACTGGACCTTCGACAATTAACAAAGGTTACTTTGAGATGTTTACGGTCGACGAGTTCGACCCGTTTGCCCC